CGGGTTCTTGGGTGTGACCACGACGAGTGGGTACTGGACGCACTGGCACTGGAACAGCTACTTCTACTGGGACCTCGACAACTTGGGGGTTGTAGAACATGTAGCCTACAGCCGCGACAAGTACAATAACAGTCAGTATTAACAAGTTTGTCTTTTGCTTGTTCTTCATATACTATACTTAAGGAAAATGTTTGAGATGAATATATGAAGGATATAATCATTATCGACAATTTCATCAATGATGAGGAACTAGAAGAGGCTCGACAATTCATTGGTGAAGAATCATCATTGAAGGAAGACGTTCGTAAAAAATTTTCATATTTAATTAGATATTGGAAATTCAATCATGGTGATAATTGTTATAAAAAAAATATAGTAGACTTAAGGTCTCCCCCCGCCTTTGTTCCCCCAGGTAGTGGAATGGATGATCTTGTCCCTTCTATAAAAAAATTCATTTTGAAAATGAAAAATAGAATAGACAAATACACTAATACAAATATTAAATTGGAGCGAGTTTATTTAAATCGTCAAATATGTGGTCAAGACGTGACATTACATGTAGATGGTGATAAACCAAATATCTATACACTTTTAATCTATATAGGTGATATTACACCCGAAAATTATGATAAAGCTGGTGGAGACTTAGAATTGAAAACTAAAGAAATTACTAGGATTGAACCGTTCACAAAAAGAGCGGTATTATTCAGAGGGTATATACCACACATGGCTTATGCACCTTTAGTTCCGGACATAACCCGTATTTCAATGGCATTCAAATTTATAGATACTTCAAATGAACTTCCATTTCTTGTAAGTTATAGTTAAGGAAAATCTTTTACATAAAGACATGAAGGTCTTGGCGATCGATATAGGATACCATAATATGGGTCTAGTTCTTGCCGAGTTTGAAGATAGCCCAAAAATTGATGTGAAGTACATGAAAAAGGTAAGTCTCGAGGACTACAAGTATCTACGTTCAAACGATTTTGTTGATCTCGTTCCTTTATTTGTTGAAGATCATCAAGATATATTTGATTCAGCTGATAAAATACTTATAGAGAGACAACCACCCGGGGGTTTCACAAATATTGAGATTCTATTAAATTACATGTTCAAAGATAAGGTTATTTTAATTTCACCTGTGAGCATGCATATGCATTTTGGTATGAGACACTTGGATTATGAAGAGCGAAAAGAGAGAACCGTACTAATAGCTGAAAAATATCTAGATGACGAGATTCCATACGAAAGAAAACATGATATAGCAGATGCTTTTTGTATGATTGTGTATTTTAACTTCAAAGTTACAACTCATATATTCGACAAGTTTAGATATATTAAAGGTACTAATACTTGAATATATAACTATGATAATTGGTTCTTTATCACATGAAGAAGAAATGATTCAATACAAATCAAGACCATCTAATGATATATATTTGTTCAGTAATGTTTTTTCGGAAGATATGTGTAATAAATTAATCGATTATACAAATAAAAATGTGAATACACGTTTAAAATACGGATGTGGGAACAATGTACAAGCATATGAAAAAGAACTAGAAGAAAATGATCCATTTTTTAAACCCATCTCTTCAAAGATTATAGATATTTCTCATTTCATTAAAATGAAATATAATATTCCAGTTGCTGAATATGATAATAAAGGTATAGCAGAAAGTATAAATCTAAGAAAGATAGATGGACCAACGAGAATACATATGGACGGTCCCGGATTTAAAATGAATAATGGAAATATGAATATGGCTGTAAAATATATTCGAAGTGTTTCTTTAATAATCGCATTAAATGGTGATTATGATGGAGGAGAGATTGTATTTCCATGTCAAAATTTCAGAACAAAACTAAAACAAGGTCAAGCTATTGTATTCCCCCCTTATTGGACTCACCCACATTACACAGAAGATCTAAAAAATAACACTTTTAGATACACTATTAATACATGGATAACAGTATAATTTTCTATGTTATATTAAATGCCAACAGCTAAACAACTCCAGAACGCAAAGACAAAATTAAAAAAGACTCCTAAATCCAATGGTAACAAACCTGTTATACCTACAGCAGCTCTTCTTCGTTTAATTGCTGCCGACCCCAGGATTCAAAGGAATCGTAATTTTATGAAACAAGTTCAAGAACTCGTCAAGAAGAAGTAGTTTTACCTTTGAGTGTTACTTTTAGTTCATCAAAGAACGTGTCGAAAACACCCAATCTATACTGAACAAATGCCCAAAGTGCGAAAAACATAGTCTTCGTCATCTTATTTACATCATTTTCCTCCATTTTGTAAATTGGACCCACTAACCTGCCCATAAAAGTTTCATCCTTCGATTTACCAGTCATTGCAATCTCCGCTTGGGTTAATGCACATGTATCATCGTTCACCGACCAATGATAAAAAATGAATGGTATAACCATCGAGTAAAACTCAAGATTTCTACGATTATTTGTAAAAGGTACTATCAAAATCATGAGTAAAAAAATAACATGTAGTGCAAAAATTATATTCATTTACTATATACAATGGTAAAAGAAAAAATTGTATGGAATGATCAGCACGAAATTATATTACGACAATGGGGTGAGGCCTGTGCGTGTTATAGGTTTATGCATCATAGATCATATTTACTCTATAAAGACCTGAGTATGAAATTTACCTTACCCGTCATTGTACTTTCGACTATTACAGGAACAGCTAACTTTGCACAATCTACACTCCCCCCCAGTATTCAACCCGCTGCACCATCGGTTATAGGTGGTTTGAATTTAATTGCAGGTCTCATCGCGACGATTATGCAATTCTTAAAAATTAATGAATTAATGGAGAATCATCGAACTGCGGCGTTAGCTCATGGTCTATTATCTAGAAATATTCGACTCATGTTAGCGATATCACGTGATGAACGTAAGAAGGATGGTTTGAAATTTGTTGAAGACTGTAAGACTGAATACGACAGACTCTTAGAACAATCTCCATCAATCCCTAAACAAATAATGAAAGATTTTGATAAAGATTATCCACTCGATAATATTTTTACAAAACCCGAAATTCTTAATGTGCGTTCAATTCCAATTCTCAAACTTCCCAAGACTGTTGAGCCAATTGAAGCTATAACTAAAAATACACCTCTCGAGCGTGTAGGTAAATTTCTTTCTAAATCGAAAACACCACCACCAAGTGAAGCTAGTGAAGAATCTAATCTAGATGAAGTTGAGGAGTTAGAGGAAGAAGAGACAGACGTCGAGCAAGGTACGCCAAAAGAATAAACATAACCACATTGGTAAGAACTCCACATGCAACGTATGGTAAAATTTTCCTTTTTAAAGGTTCTACGATACGTTTATGTAGTGCGTCATTTTCAAGCACTAAATCTATGGCCTGATTAGTAAGATCATCAATGGACTCTTTCATTAAAGTAATCGAGCAAAAAAAAGAAGAGATAAATACCGTGACAACAATTCACACGAAACAGATCAAACTCATTCGTAAGTATCTAGATGAAAGAAAGAATGTATTCATATGTGGGGGGTATGGTGTTGGGAAATCGTATATTCTCGAAGAAGTATTGAAAGGTTTAAATCATGTTGAACTACGAACCGATCATCTGAAAAGTAAATCACCGTTTCTGACATTTATTAAACCTTCTACAAAGCATGTATTTATTGAAGACTATGATCCAGTGTTTAAACCTATCATAGAACAAGTTTCTGATGGTGTCCCTCTGACTCGTGGTTCATTATTGGTAACTTCTGTAAACATGTGTATGTACCCAAACTTTGAAACCGTGTTTATCCCTAGACACAAACCAGATACATTACTCACACTTACAGAAGATAAGGGTCCCAAGGCTGAGAATGCGGCGTATAGATGTAATGGTAATATTCGAAACTTTTTCACTTATCTCGACGGATATGATCAAATGGATATTTTCAAAACACCTAAAGAATTTATTGCTGAAGTACTGTCAGATCCTAATCCTATACCTATTCATGATAGTATACACGAACATGGACACATGTGGGATATTTTTCAAGAGAATTACATTAATTCGAATGGTGTAAATGTTTTAAAAATTACAGAATCATTTTCTACAGCTGATTACTACGACAGTCATATATACAAATATGGTAATTGGAGTCTCATGCCTTATTTTGTGTTACACGCCCTCACGATACCAAAGAAGTGTTTAGGTGAACCACTCGTGAAGGATAAAATTAGACCTGGAAGTTGTTGGACTAAACTTGGTAATTACAAAATGAGAAAGGGTAAATTTGAGGAAATTAAGAAAAAATCGAGAATGGGATTGGGGATTGAAGAATTGTGTCTTTTGAAGAAATATGCGGAGAAAGGAGACCTAAGTAAGTTGGTAGAATATGGAATCACACCTCAAGACTTCGACGTCATTAATCATTTGGCTGTTGGAAGTGGCTTAAAATCGAGAGAAGTAACAAAAGTAAAGAAGGCTCTAAAGAATGTCTACGAAGGATGAAGAACCTGAAGCTGAAGAATATGTTAAGGTTATTGGGAACGAAATTCTCTTCTATGCTGATGTCGATCGGGAAAATGCCCTTGACTTCGTTGAAAAATTTAAAAAATTGGAGATCGAACTTCTTAAAAAGAAAGCTGAACTCTTTGGGTACGAACCCCTAATTAGGGTTCATATTATGAGTGAAGGTGGAGACATCTTTGCTGGTATGACAATGATGAACACTCTCGAATCCTCCCGTGTAAAGATTGTTACCATCGCCCAAGGTTCTTGTTGCAGTGCCGCGACGTTCATGTTGCTTGGAGGTTCTGAGAGACTTATGGGGAAAAATGCATACGTCCTCATTCACCAAATCTCTACAGAATTATGGGGTAATTTTCAGGAACTTAAACATGAGCTCAAATCAACGGATAAGTTTATGAAAAATTTGAAGAAGATGTATCTCGAAAAGACCAAGATTCCTGAGAAAATGTTGAATAAACTGATGCGGAAAGATATTTACCTTTCCCCAAAAGACTGCCTCAAGTATGGAATCGTCCACGCTCTTGAGTAAGTGTAACCGAGCGTCGATATAGAGCTAGTACACATAGAATTATAAATATTATACAAAACGTGTTTAAATTTAAAGGCAACGTTGTGCTTTCTGGAGGCCTAAGTCGTTCCATTCTAGCGTAATTAACAACTGGTAATCCAGACATCTATTTAAAGTTGAGAAATTAATTACTCCTATAATGGAACGCCTTATCAAACAAGACAAACACAACCGCGACCGCTACATTGACATCAA